CTTCGATGACATCTGTAAGCAATGCTATGATGCCATCAATCGTCCTCCTAGTGTGAACATCAAACCCATCACAGTTTCTTATGATGAGGTGCGTAAGTTCTACTGCTATGCTGATAGTCTAGCAGTCGCACGGTAAGCATTACATAAGGGAATAAGATGCGCCCTATAAAGACACTTACTGTTCACTTCTTCATTGACACTTTTCTTCTTCATTATGACCAAGCAAGTTCTCACCTCTCTGCTGGCTCAAGGTAACACTGGCGCTGAGATTCTGTCCATTCTGGATGCAATCGTAGCAGACCAATCTTCGGAGGGTTATAACAACGAACCCACTGCAGATGTGATTGAGTTCTGATACTAACTGTGCGTGCTCTGGTTGACACTGGGGCACGCATATGTTAGACTTTATGCGTACTCTTATTCGGCAGTGTTTTATGCCGATTGTTTATAGCGCCGCGCGGCGTTGCGTATATAAAAACGCCTAACTACCTTAACCTACAGAGGTGACAAATCGACCAAGCTTTATCAATCTCATAAAATTTTTCCGGAAGTATGACAGCACTTAGAAACCGCCGCCGAGGACCATACTGGAACTTTTGGAAGGTAATACTTGCAGGGTGGATAATCAGATATCCAAAGACAATGAGTAGAGTAATACTACTACCTCTTGGATTTTTGATAGTACTGATATATAATGCATGTAAGAATTAAGATTACTTACAAAAATTCCGGAGATATTTTTCATATGGAAAAGGTTTATCACATCTATGCAAAGAATAGATGTTTATTTCATTCAATAAAAGAAGAAGATTTTCAAACAACTTGGAATACACTCAACAATATGGTTGGTCTAATGAAAACTGACTATAGTGTTGAGGATTTAACGTATGAGGAGTTATATGTGAGTAAGGAAACTATTTTAAATTCCTCTCATTGACAAAGACATATATACAGGGTAAAATTTGAACTGAAGTTTATTTTTCTTATGGCAAAAGGATTTACTGTAAAAGCAAAGGCACCGATTAAATCAGAAGGAACTGAATGGGACTATGAAGCAATCAAAGAACGAATGAGGGGCAAGAGCATTGTATTTTGCCTTCCTGGTCGTGGATGCTCATTTATTTTTCTAAAAGCATTTGTACAACTTTGTTTTGATCTCGTACAAAATGGAATGAGTATTCAAATTTCACAAGATTACTCATCAATGGTAAACTTTGCACGTTGTAAGTGTTTAGGTGCAAATGTTCTCAGAGGTCCAAAGCAAGTTCCTTGGGATGGGAAACTTGAATATGACTATCAATTGTGGATTGATAGTGACATTGTTTTTGATTCGAATAAGTTCTGGCAACTTTGTGATCTTGCTCTAAATGAAGAAGGTGAAGAAAAAGGAATTGTTGCTGGTTGGTATTGCACTGAAGATGGTCGTACTACATCAGTTGCACATTGGTTGGAAGAGGAAGAATTCCGTCAGAATGGTGGAGTCATGAACCACGAAACTGTAGAATCAATCAGCAAGCGGCGTAAGCCTTTCACTGTGGATTATACAGGTTTTGGATGGGTGCTCATTCAAAAGGGTGTCTTTGAGAATCTTGAGTATCCTTGGTTTGCTCCAAAGATGCAAGTCTTTGAGTCTGGTGCAGTACAAGACATGTGTGGAGAGGATGTCTCATTCTGTCTTGATGCAAAAGAAGCAGGGTTTGATATTTGGTGTGATCCGCGAATTCGTGTTGGACATGAAAAAACTCGCGTAATCTAATGAACTATAACGTACTTTATAAAGGACGTAAAATTTATTCAAACCTCAGTACAGAAAATTGCACTGAGGTTCTTCAAGATCTCGCAGAAAAATTCTATTCTGGAGATGATATTGATCCTAATTTAATTGAACTGGAGGAAATTTATGGCGCTGAATAAAACTATTTTTGAACCTGGTACTCCTAAGAAAACTCGCCAAGGCCGTTCTGCTCGTACACTACTAAGTGCAACTTCTCGTAATGGTAAAAAGAAGAAGTATCGTGGTCAAGGTAAAGGTTAAATAATTTTTAGAGTGCTTAAATAAGTTAAGCACTCTTTTTTTATGACAGAAAAAGAACGATTTATTCTTAATTGGATTGCCGAGGTCTCAAAGGTGAGACCAGAATTAAATGGGTTTGCTATTTGCCCGTTTGCTTCCAAGTCAAAATATCGCATCGTAGAGTGCTCTGCAAGCGGCATAGAACCCATTGAAGACTTAGATGTGGTAGTTTATGTCATTGAGGAGCATTTTAATTTTGATGAAGTTCAGAAGTGGGTAGATGTATGCAATAAAAAGTATGAAACGTGGAAATTTTTTGAGGATTGTGGTGCCTATGATACATTCATTAACGGAATTAAAACTAATAATGGCAAATATAATTTGATTTTAGGACAACCAACCCAAAAACTACGCACATTTAGGGAAACTTTAGCAAAAACATCCTACTATGATATGTGGGATGATGAATACTTGAAAGAAATATTGCAAGATGATTATTATATTATTGAAAAACGGGATAGAAACCCCGTAAAAAGTTCTGATTCTACAAATCAGGAGTAAAAAATGACTAAAAAAGTCGATAAAGACCAAAATTTTATGCGAAATGAGTGGGGAACTGAATTTTTATCATCAGAATATGGTTGGGAGGAGAAAATTTCGAAGCAAAGGATGCTTCGCGAGATATCAAATGATGATATTACACCCAAAAAGCATGATTTTGCCATACAAAATGAATTGCATTCAAAAATTCGTAACGATCAAGACTATGATGACTGGGAATATGGTACAGAACCTATTTTTGGGTGATAAATAAGATAGAATTAATCCTCTCTGATGCCAATAGAGCGAGTTAGTAAACAATTTAAGGATATTAGTTTATCATTGCAGGTTAATCCCTTAAATTATGACTTAATTGATGTAAAAAATGAAACAGCAATTGCTCGCTCTATTCGCAATCTTGTATTTACCTTGCCAGGTGAAAGATTTTTCAATCAAAATTTAGGTTCAAAAACATCACAAAGTCTTTTTGAGAACATTGATGATGTTTCTGCATCTATTCTTCAAGATGAGATAAGAAATACAATAGAAAACTATGAACCAAGAGTTGATTTAATTAGTGTGGATATTGAACCAAATTATGATGAATATGAATTTAACGTTACAGTGAGGTACTATATTGTTGGAATTGATGTATTACCACAAGAGCTTACATTTGCACTGCAATCAACACGATAATGTCACTAGTTAACTTTACAAGTCTAGACTTTGATCAAATAAGAACATCTATTCGGGATTATTTGAGATCCAACTCAAATTTTACCGATTATGATTTTGAAGGATCTAACATGTCTGTTTTAATAGACATGTTAGCGTACAACACATACATTTCATCATATAATGCAAATATGGTGAGCAATGAAGTATTCATTGATAGTGCAACGCTTAGAGAAAATGTAGTTTCTTTGGCAAGAAACATTGGTTATATTCCAAGTTCAAGAAAAGCGGCAAAAGCAAATATTAGTTTCTTTGTAGAAATTTCAAATCCTTTGGTAAAAGTTGTTACCTTAAAAAGTGGAGTAGTTTGTAATACAGCAAGTTTTGGAAGATTAGCATATGTTTTTTCTACTCTAGATGATATTACAGTTCCAGTTGTTGATGGAATTGCGTCTTTTGATGGAATAGAAGTATATGAAGGATCTTATGTAAATACAAACTTTACTGTTAATGCTATTAATAATGAGTATAATAATCAAAGATTTATATTAGAAAATAGGGGGATTGATACTAGAACACTAAAAGTTTTAGTAAGAGATACGCAATCAAGTAGCAGCACAAAGAAATTCATAAATTCAAATAATATTTTAGATGTAACTGATTCGTCAAGAGTATTCTTTATACAAGAAATAGAAGACGAAAGATATGAACTAATATTTGGCGATGGTGTTTTTGGCCAAAGATTAGTTGAAAACAATTATATTGAAGTATCATACTTAATTTCAAATGGGAAGGAAGGGAATGGATATTCTTCTTTTAGCTTCTCTGGTATTTTAGTTGATGATACTGGTGCTTCAATTGTAGAGAATGTATCTCTTGTCACAACAAATTTATCGTCATCTGGTGGTTCTGAAATTGAATCAATAAATTCAATTAGAAATTTTGCTCCGAGAGCATATGCATCACAAAATAGAGCAGTAACTGCATCCGATTATGAGACACTGATACCAAAAATTTATCCAGAATCCGAGTCAGTTAGTGCTTTTGGTGGAGAAGAACTAAATCCACCACAATATGGAAAAGTTTTTATAACAATAAAACCATTTTTTGGATCATTTTTATCAAATACAGTAAAGGACAATATTAAATCAGAATTAAAAAAATATGCTGTGGCTGGTATTATTCCTGAAATTTTAGATCTAAAATATCTTTACTTAGAAATTACTTCCGATGTTTATTATAACACCAATACATCTTTAAGTAGTGATCTTATAAAATCCAAAGTAATTAGTAATATCGAAAAATATACAAATTCTGAGGAGTTGAATAAGTATGGCGCAAGATTTAAGTATAGCAAATATCAAAAGTTAATTGATGATAGTGATGCATCAATAACTTCAAACATTACAAGATTGCAGATGAGAAGAGATCTTAAAGTATCTGAAAATCAATTTGCAGATTATGAAATTTGTTTTAGAAATCAATTTCATATAAAAAATACGGATGGGTATAATATAAAATCTTCTGGTTTCAAAGTAAGTGGTATATCAAATACAGTATACTTTGGTGATCTTCCAAATTCAAATCGATTGACAGGTTCTCTATTTTTATTCTATATAACTTCTGACACAGAACCAGTAATTGTTAAAAGATCGGTCGGAACTATTGATTATGAAAATGGAGAAATTATTATAAATTCAATAAAAATAATTTCAACAGAAAAAACAGAGGGTGGAACACCAATTATTGAAATATCTGCGATTCCAGAATCAAATGATGTACTAGGAATACAGGACTTGTATTTGCAGATAGATACTAATAAGTTAGAAGTAAATACTGTATCAGATAACATTGAATCTGGGTCAGACACTTCTGGTTCAAATTATAAAATTTCTTCCAGTTATTTAAACGGCAATTTAGTAAGAAAATAATAAATGGAAACTAATAAAATCAAACTCAGTTCAATTGTAGAGAGCCAACTTCCTCTTTTTGTTAGAGAGGAATATCCTCTTGTATCAGAACTTCTTACTGAATATTATAGATCTCTAGAATCAAAAGGATCTTCTTATGACATTTTGCAAAATATTGATCAGTATGTAAAAGCAAATAATTTAACAAATCTGGTAGAAAAAACATCAACTACTGCAGATATAACTTTTTCTGATAATAATATTAACGTAAGCAATACGGAAGGATTTCCACAGACGTATGGAATTTTGCAAATTGGGAATGAAATAGTACTATACAAATCTAAAACACAGACCACATTTAATGATTGTGCAAGAGGATTTAGTGGAATAACAGAATATTCAGTTGGAAACTCTGAGGATCTTGTTTTTACCTCTACAGAAATACAAGAACACTCAAGTGGAACTGAAGTTTTAAACCTTAGTGCTCTATTCTTAAAAGAATTTTTTAACAAAGTTAAAAAGCAATTTGCACATGGATTTGATAATAGAGAGTTATATACTGGAATTGATAAAAATCTATTTCTAAAGCAATCTAAAGATTTTTATACTTCAAAAGGAACAGATAGATCATTTGAAATTCTTTTTAGAGTGCTGTATGGCAAAGATGTTGAAGTTATTTTACCCAGAAAATATCTAATTGAGCCTTCAAATGCACAATATAGAGTTACAAGAAATCTTGTTGTGGAACCTATTCAGGGTAATATAGAGGATTTGCAAAATAAAACTATATTTCAAGATCAATATGGAGATCTGCCAAAATCTTTTGGTACTGTAACTGACACTCAGAAAATTCTAAGTAATGATAAAGTATATTATACATTAATGCTTGATTATGACTTTAATAAAGATATTATTGTATCAGGATCTATATTTGGCGAATTAAAAATACATCCAAAAACAACAATAACTGACAATGCTCAAGATTCTTCGGATAATATTGTAGTTGATTCTACAATTGGATTTCCAGAATCTGGGGAATTGGTCGTTGATGGATCTATACCAATTTATATAACATATAATGGGAAAACCGTTAATCAGTTTCTAAATTGTAGTGGTATTACTGATCCAATTACTTCTGGCACCGATATAGCATTAAACACGTATGCTTATGGATATGATTCCTTAGGAAGTGAAATTAGATTTAGAATTACTGGAGTAATAGAAGATGTTGAATTACCCACGAGAAGTGCTTATTATGAAAAGGGAGATACTGCAAGGTTACTTACATTAGGTTATAATAAAAATTATCTTAAAGATAATAACTGGATATTTAATGCAGCAGTTAAATGTGAAGTAAAATCATTTACTTCTGATGGAGAATTTAAGTATACAATTGAAACTTATGATAATAATGGTATATATGAGGGTGATGATGTAGAAATAGAATACATTGATTCATCCACGAGAACAAGACAATCTACCGTTATTAATGGATCTAATGTAAAATTTCCTATAGGTAGTATACCAGGAAAAATTTTCCAAATTCAAACAAATGGATTTGACATATTATCAATTTTTTATGTTAAAAGACTTGTATCAAGATTTTCAAATAAATTTGTCTCTGATGTATTAAATGTATATCGAAATTTTGATTCTGATGGACTATACGTAACTTCATCATCATTACCATCATATGGAGCAAACATAAATGAAGATGTAGAAGACTATAAAATTATATTAAGTGGGTCTTTTTCTGGAGAAGTATTAAAAGTAGTTAATGATGGACAAAATCATGGATTTCTAACTGGCGATTCTATAATTTATTCTCCAGAAAGTGATACTAACACTCTAGGAATTCAATCTGGAATTTATTTTATAAAAAGAGAAAGTGAAACAGAAATAAAATTAGCAAGAAGTAGGTCTGACATTAGATTTGAAAAGTTTGTATCCATAGGGTCAACGACTATAACTAATAACACTATTAGTTTGACGGGTTTTTCTAAAAAAGATAATATATTACCAGAAATTGACTCTCAGAGACTAGTTAAATTATTAAAATCTCCAGAAAATACGGAAAAAAGGTATGAAACCACTTCTGGCTTAACAGGGATCTTAATTAATGGCGTAGAAATATTAAACTACAAATCTAATGATTACCTTTATTATGGAGAAATAAAGTCAGTTGATGTAATTTCTCCCGGAAGTGGATATGATATAATCAATCCACCAGAATTAGAAATACTTCCTTCATCTTCTGGACTTTCCAGTGCTCGTGGATATTGTGGAATTGAAGGGACATTACAAAAAATTGATGTAATTGATGGTGGATTTGATTATATTGCTACTCCAATAGTTACAATTTCTGGTGGTGGAGGAGAAGGAGCAACCGCTTTGGTAAAGATGAAAGATTATGAGCACTTTGTTGACTTTAATCCATCATCAACAAACCCCAGATTTAATTTAGTTGGATTGGGAAGTACAACTACATTAGGTTTTTCGACTTATCATAAATTTAGAAATAATGAATCTGTCATTTATTTGTCGGGGAACCAAACTTCTGTAGGAGGTCTTTCTACAGATGCAAGATATTTTGTTACAGTCATTGACGGTCATAATATTAGTTTGCACAAAACTCTTGACGACTCTTTATTAAATAAAAATCCAATAAACTTAACTTCATATGGAAGTGGAAATCATAGATTTAAATCTACAACAGTAAAGAAAAAAATAAATTCTATCTTAGTAACTAATCAAGGATCTGGATATAAAACTAAAAAAATATCAGTACCTTTTTCTGGAATCAATACGGCAACAAATACCATTAACGTATATGACAATCCGTATAATAGTGGCGATATTGTTTACTACTATGGTGGCGATCAAAATATAAGTGGGTTAGATACAGGAAAGTATATTGTAACTAAAATTGACCAAAAATCTTTTAAACTATCAAATGTTGGAGTTGGATCTACTTCTCAAGATTTTTACTTTAAGACAAAGCAGTATATAGATTTTATATCAAAAGGATCTGGAAATCATATATTTGATTATGAACCAATAACTGTTAGAATTTCTGGAAAAGTTGGAGTATCTAGCATATCTGAATTTGATGCTACAGCAAAGATTCAACCAATTTTTAGAGGAGAAGTAGTATCAACATTCATTTATGACGGAGGTGTTGGATATGGATCATCTGAAATTATTAACTATAATAAACAACCAGAATATAATTTGAATTCTGGACATGGTGCAATATTAACACCTGTCATTTCAAATGGAAAAATAATAAGTGTATCTATTCCAAAAAAAGGTTTTGATTATAATTCTCCACCAAACTTAATTGTTAGAGGATCTGGTATTGGTGCAAATTTGGTTCCCATTATTGAAAATGGGCAAATTGTTGATGTGCAAATTATTTCTGGTGGAGTAGGATATGAACAAAAAAATACAACAATTGAAATTACATCCTCTGGTAGCGGATGCAAATTGCAATTTAATCCACAATTGTGGACTATAAACAAATTTGAAAAACTATTAAGTACTTCTAAGTTATCATCAAATGATAGTGTAGTTTTCTCTGGAAATAGCAAAGAATATGGATTACAATATACTCACCTATATTCACCTAGGCCCCTGAGAAACAAAGTATTTTCTGAGAATATAGATGAAGGAAATTTAAAATACAGAACTGACTACCAAAATGATTTTGAGAATGAGAAGTATCATTCACCTTTACTTGGATGGGCATACGACGGAAATCCAATATATGGTCCATATGGATATGATTCTCCATCAAATAAAAAAGTAAGGCAGATTATTAGTGGTTACTCAAATCCAATTGATAGTCAACAAAATAGACCAAATAAAAAACTTTTTCCTGCTGGATATTTTGTTGAAGATTATCAATTTGAAAACAAAGGCGACTTAGATGAGCATAATGGAAGATTCTGTGTAACACCAGAATTTCCAAATGGAACTTACGCATATTTCATGACTTTAGAATCCAAATTAGAGGATTCTGGTCTTTTTATTGGAGATAAAAAACCAAAATTCCCTTACATAATTGGCAATTCATTTAAATCGAAACCAATAGACTTTAACTTTATTAATATAAATCAAGATACTTTTAATTTTGAAGCAAATTCTTTAATAAGAAACACGAGACCATTCAATACTCTAAGCAATAATTCATCATATGAACCATTTAATAAAATAAAAAATTTAGAATCTAGAGTATTTGCAATAGAAAATACAAGAAAAAGTTCTATAGATTTTATACAGATAATTTCTGAAGGAAAAGATTACAAGGTAGGAGACAAAGTTGTTTTTGACAATAAAAATTCTGGAGGAAATTCTGCTTCTGCAGAAGTTGAGTATCTAAAGGGAAGAGAAATAGTTGGAATTTCTCAAACTACATCCAAAATATTTGACGTAGAATTTTATCCTTCGTCAAATACTAATAAGATAATAGGATTTTCTACAATTCCACATAGTCTGTCAAATAATGATTTTGTTTATATTGATTCTTTGTCAAATTATGACAAAAATTTAAAAAAATCATTTAATATTGAAGTGGATTCTAGTAAGTTTATACTTACATTGGATGTGGGTGATGCTTCTATTACTGGATTAACAACATATTTTTATGTCTCGGGATTATTGGAATATCCTCTAATTAGAGAGAATGATCTTTTCTCAATAAATTCCGAAAAGATAAAAGTTCTTAACATTGACAAAGATTCTTCAAGAATTAGAGTGTTGAGAGAGCAAGAATCTACAGTTTCAACAGCACACTCTGCATATACTATATTAACAGAAGATTCTAGAAAATTTTACATTAATTTGGATGATAGATTAAAAGGCCAAAATTATAATTTAAATCGTGAAATATATTTTGATCCAGAAGAATCTTTGGGAATAGGTTCCTATATTGGATTTGGGCATACTATTACATTTTCAAATCCTGGTGTTGGAATAACCTCGATAATTATTCCAGAAAAAACAATATATTTAAAAAACCATAGATTAGAAACAGGAGATCAGATAAAATATAAAACAAATAGTGGTATTGGAATTTCTGTATCTGAAGATGGAATTGCTAATTTCCAATTGTCCAATGGAAGTGATTTATATGTTGCAAAAATATCAAATGATTTGATTGGAATATCTACAGTAAAAGTTGGATTGGGAACAACCGGATCCTTTGTAGGGATCTCACAAACTGCATCTACTCTATTCTTTACTGGAGTTGGATCAGGGGATTATCACAGTTTCCAAACTAAATTTGATAATTTATCTAAAGGTAATGTAACAAAGAATACAATAACAGTATCTACTGCATCAACTCACTTGTTAGAAAAGGGAGATACTATCAATTTGACAGTATTATCTGGATTAACAACAACGATATTTGTAAAATATAATGATCATAATAGAAGATTGGTAGTAAATCCAAGAGATTTCTCTTCTATTGATATTGAAAATAATCTAATAACAATAGAAAATCATAAGTATTCTAACGGACAAAAACTAATTCACACATCTTCTTCTCCTGCAACAGGATTAGAGGACCAAAAAATTTATTATGCAGTAATATATGACAACAATAGAATTAGACTCGCCAGATCATTATATGAAGCTACTAGTGAAGATCAACCTATTATTAATATTACATCATCTTCCTTTGGAACCTTATCAGAAGTAAATCCAAAATTAAACATAATAAAAAATCAAAAAGTTGTAATCGATTTATCTGATTCTTCTTTATCGGAACCTTCCTCTGGTATTGGTAGAACTTCATCATTTGATTTTGATTTATTCGTTGATCAAAATTTTTCAAGTAAATATTTTCCAATTAATGAAGATGGAACCTCCAAAATATTAAGAATTGGGGAGATTGGAATATCGACATCCGCCAGAATTGAATTTGTGGTTGATAAAGATTTTCCAAATTCTATTTGGTATAATTTAATATCAAAATCTAATATTGAATTTAAGAAAGAGTATAGTTTTGATGGTGAAGTACTTGACTATAATAAAATAACTTTCTCCGAAAATGTACTAAGTGGACAAAAATTAATTGTAGGAGTTGGATCGACTTCATTTAGTTTCAACAATGAATTTAATTATGAGTCAGATTCTTATTCACAAGGACAATCCACTTTTAGTTATTATACAAATTCCGAAAATGAAACTGGAGAAATTGAAAAAATAAATCTAACTTCCAAAGGAATGAGATATGAAAGGTTACCTTCTATTTCTACAATTTCAACAGATACTGGAAGTGGAGTTATAATTATACCAAAAAGTCAATCAATAGGAGAAATAACTTCTATTAATATTAATGATATTGGAGGTGGTTATTTTGTCGATAATACTATAAGACCTTTAATAAAATACTCAACAATATTAAAGGTTATTCCACTTTCTAGATTGGAATCTATTGATATTATATCTCCTGGATTGAATTACAATACTAAACCTGATTTAATAGTAATAGATGGATTTACCGAGAAAGTGGTCAATGATATTATTTTGGACTATGATATAGAATTAACCAAAATCAATATTATAAAGAATACAACTGGATTTTATAATACAGAACCAAAAATTCTGGCAGTAAATAACTCAAATGGACTTGGTATAAGTTCAGTACAATATGAGTCCACAAATAAGACTGTTAAAGTATATCTAACAAAGCAATTTAGTGATCCTGAAGAATTTCCATTCAATATAGGAGAGAATGTATTAATTGAAGGAATATCAACATTAGAAAAAAATATTAATGGATACAATTCTAAGGATTATGAATATTCTTTATTTCCTATAATTGGACTAAGTACTAGTTTAGGTGGTTCCAATGCATATATTGAATATTCTTTAGAGAAAAAATTATCTAACGGTACACCTGGCACTTTTGACTCGATAAATTCCTCTGGTCAAGTTATTCCCGAAAGATTTTTACCATCTTTTAAAGCAAAATTGTCAAAAAATACTTTTATTATTGGCGAAAATGTAACTTTTAATCAAAATAATGCTATTGGTAAAGTTTCCAAGTTTGATGAAAAAAATGAATTCTTAACAGTAGAAACTAAATCTAATATTTTATTAGAATCACTTGTGATTGGAAGTACTTCAAAATCACAAGCTTTTGTTAAAGAAGTTTTTGAAAATGAAAGTTTTTGTAAGATTGGTTCTTCCTCTATTGTTAAAAATGGATGGAAGTCCGAAACAGGATTTTTAAACAGCGATCTTCAAAGAATTCAAGATAGTGATTACTATCAATATTTTTCATATTCACTAAAATCAGAGATTGAGATAGAAGAGTGGAATGATGTTGTAAGTAATCTAAATCATACTTTAGGATTTAAAAAGTTTAGTGATTTAGAAATAAATTCTTTACCGCAGACTTCCGGAATCCAAACATCTCAAAATGGTGGATTTTTCTCTGCAGTATGTGACTTAAATAGTATGGTAGATGTTGATTGTGTACAAGACTATGATTTGGTTTCAGAAAATAGTCTTTATGCAGGAAATACATTAACCTCAGATGAAATTGTATTTAATTCTGTAATTTTACAAGACTACTCAGAATCAATAGGTAATAGAGTTTTGATTATAGATGATATTAGTAACGATTTTAACACCTCATTATCAAACACCTTTGTAACTTCATTTAATATCTAAAATCAATTATGGCAACCAGTAAGGTAAGAGCAAAAAAATTTTTTATTGCTGTTAAAGACGATAGATTTGAAAACAGATTGCAGTCATCTATTCTATCAGTCTTAAATGATAGTACAGATCTGTATTTGAATCAATATGGAAAAATGTTTACCGTAGATGAACTAGGTAGTTTTGATATCGTAAAATTTGACCAACAGGCAGTTTTAGAATTTTACCCCTTAGATGGCAGAGATATAGAATATAGGTATAGTTTTATTTCATATGATACAAAGCAAAATATTTTCGACTTTGGAAATTATAATTTTGGCAATACTGTAAGTGTTCGATCAGATAATACTAGCATATCTGCTGCTTCTTCTTCTACAGTTTACACTGTACCAGATGATTTCACTTCTGCAAAGATTTTGCTAGAAATTTCTTCTACTTCCGATTTACATTATGAGTATAATGAGATAAATTTAATTTCAGATGGATCTGATGTTTCTTTTGCACAATTTGGAAGAATTACTTCCTCAGAGGATGCACTTAGAAACGAAGTTGGAATTGGTACTTATGATGTTGTAAGTGGTGTTTCTGGAAAAGATATTATATTTTATTCTGATGTTAATGATACATTAACTTGTAACGTTATTGGTGTTTCTATAGCAAATACTAATTTTACAGCAACAAGTTCAAGAGGGTTGAGATATTGTGATGTTAGAACAAAAAATATTAATATATCTTCTTCACCCTCTCCAACTTCTAATGTAATAACAACTTACTCCTCCAATTATAATATGGGGTATTTTATTGCCCAAGTAACTGATAACACCAATAATCAAATTCAATTATCAGAATTGATGATTCTCAATAATGAAAGTGAGACAACACTAATTGAATATGGGAATGTATACTCTGAAGGTCCTTTAGGAACTTTTGATTCTAATTTATCATCATTGACAGAACTAGTATTTACACCAAATGCAAATATTGATGTATCAATTACTCTTTTGCAGCATACAGTGTCTTACGCAGAATTTTCATCATTTCCAGTATCTATTAATTTTAAAAATGCAGAGTTAACCACCGGAATTAGTAAATTTGACTCGTCTAGTGATATATCACTCAAGAAAGATTTTAATTTAAACTATAAAACCATTCCAATATTTGAAAGTAGATTTAATGGATCTTCCGAGTACACTAATGAAAATCCATCTGGTATTGATTTATTTAGAGATTTTATTTATATACCAGATCACTTTTTTACTAGCGGAGAAAAAGTAGAATATAATGCAGATTCTTTATCTTTTATTAAATTATTAACTACACAAACTACATCAATTGCTGGCATTGGCACCAATATTATAAATGTTGCTTCTACTGTTGGTGTGAAAGTTGATGATTATTTTGGCGAAACTTTTATAAAAATAACAAATGTTGATACTAATACAGTATCTTTAGCAAGCACTATTTCTGCACAAATAAGTTCTGGGGTTGCAGTTACTTTTTATGGTCTTTTTGAGTCCGAAACTTTATCAAATACTTTTAGTCCAATTGGAATAGCAGAAACTTTTATCTCCGGAGTTGGTGTTACCGATAGACTTAGTGGAGAACTTTATGTTTATAAGTATGATAATAAATTTATAGGACTCTGCACTTCTCCAACCGATGCTTTATCTAGTCCACCAAATTTAATTGATTTGACTTCTGTAGGAATTGGAGTTAATCATGTAATTATTGCCAATGATCAAAATAACAGATGTTTAATTACGGTAGATAATGTTATACAATCACCTGTTGTTTCTACTGCAGTAACATCTATTCTTTTAAATGCGATAGATTTAGTAGATAGCACTTTATATTTTTCGGGAATAAGTTCATTTTTTAGTGGCGATTTGATAAAAATTGATGATGAAATAATGAAAATTTCATCCGTTGGAGTTGGTAGTACCAACTTTATTGAAGTGCAGAGACCTTTATTGGGAACAGATTTAAATTCTCATTTAGAAAATTCTTTAATAACAAAGTTGAAAGGAAATTATAATATTGTTAGAAGTAAGATTTATTTTTCAGATGCACCATATGGTCCAATATATGATGAAGTAAATGGAGACATAAACATTAGATCTACTTTTCAAGGAAGAGTTTTCTTAAGATCTGGAATTCCTTATTCAAATGAGAGTACTTATGAAAAAAATTACATTTTTGATGATATAAGTTCTAAATTTGATGCAGTAACAAAAGATTTTACCTTAACATCATCTAATCAGAGTATTTCTGGATTTTCAACTTCAAATTCAATATTATTAATTAATAATATATTCCAAAATCCAGAAAATGACTATAATTTGTCCGAACTTTCTTCAGATACTGTACTTAATTTTACAGGAACTGCCACATCAGCACTTTATGATCCAAATAATGCAGGAGTTCCTAGAGGTGGAATAATAGTGTCTGTTGGTTCTAGTAATGGTTTTGGATACCAGCCATTAGTATCTGCAGGAGGAACCGCCATAGTGTCTATTGCAGGCACAATCCAATCAATAAGCATTGGAAATAGTGGTTCTGGATACAGATATACCTCCCAACCTATTGTGAGAGTTGGCATTCAAACTCTAAGCACAGGTACTCCAAATATAGAATATATTGGTGTTGCATCAGTAATTAACGGTAACGTTGTTAGTGTTGCCATAACAAATCCAGGATCTGGATATACATCATCCAATCCTCCACAAGTAATTTTTGATGAACCATTATCATATTCAAATCTCAATCTTATACACACCCCGTCTAATAGTGGAATTGGTTCTCAAGCAAAGATCGATGTTGTAGTTGGTCAGGGATCTAGTGTAATTGATTTTACAATTACCAATTATGGATATTCTTATAGAGAAGGTGATATACTAACAATAGAATCGGG